GGCCGCAGATAGGGGTCTACCTTCTGCTGCAGGTCACCCGGCAGAAAGCCCAGCTTCTCGCCTGCCTCCACCGCCGGGCGGGTCAGCACGATGCGGGAGACATCTTTGGCCTTGAACGCCTTGACAGCCATGGCCACAGCAAGGTAGGTCTTGCCGGTACCCGCCGGGCCGACGCCAAAGGTGATGGCGTTGTTCCGGATGGAGTTGAGGTACTCTTTCTGGCCCAGGGTCTTGGGACGGATGGGCCGGCCTTTGACCGTCACCGTCACGAAGTCTTCGGTCAGCTCCCGGACGCGCTTTTCCTCGCCGTCATGCGCAAGGCTCAGGCAGTAGCGCACCGTCTGGTCTTCCAGCGGCGTATGGTTCTCGATAAGGAGAAGCATTCCCTCCACAGCACGGGCCGCAGCTGCAACATTGGCCGGTTCGCCCGAAATGCGCAGCATCGTACCGCGGCACACCGCCGTCACCGAAAATTCTTTCTCCAGCATACGGATGTTCCGGTCACAGTTCCCGAATACGGCGGCTGCGATCTCTACGCTGTCTAATTCAATGCTCTTTTCTGCCATGCGGCTCCTCCTGAATGTCACTAGATTCTGCCTCTATTGTACCACCAAAACAGCGCGAAGAAAACTATGAAAATTGCACAAAATTTTTCAACCGCATATGGCGGTTTGGCAGAGCACCCGAAACCTGCTCTATCAGTCTTTTCAAAGTCGTCTCTGGGATAGCTGCTTCGATTGCATTGCTTTCCCCGGAGGCTTGTGCTATACTTTGCTCAGAGGCCTCCGGCAATCTACTTCTGGAATCTTCGGATTCTACGTGGGTACCACCGGAGGCTTCGCCAGAGCCTTTCGGCAATCTACTTCTGGAATCTTCGGATTCTGCACGGGTACCACCGGAAGGCTCTGTAAAGCCCTCTCGCAGGCTACTCCCCGAATCTTCGGATTCCATGTGGGTACGCGAGAGGGTTTTATTATTTACCGGCTGACTTGTTTCTCCCCCTTTTTGACTTGCATTTTGACTTGCATTTCAAAAAAACTTTCCCGGAAATTAGGGCAATTAGCGCCCACATTCCCCTCAAAAGGCATTTTCCAAGCCAAACAAAAATCCCCGAAAAGCCAGGCGCGAAGCCACTTTTCGGGGATTTTACTTTGGAGCTACTGATCCGATTCGAACGGACGACCTGCTCATTACGAGCTATAAAAGGGACTTCTAACGTGTTGTGTCATGTTGTTTCATTGTCAAATAAATTGCGTGATGCAATCATTTTATTTGTCTGATTCTGTATCGTGCAATCTCGTTAATTACTTCGATTTTTCGAGGATGTCGCGGTTTTTGTTGCGGTCAAGTTGCGGTTTTTTAGCATCTCGTTTATAGGACGAATATGAGTCATCAAGAGACGCAACGAAGCAGCATTAAATTCAAGCCTTTCTCTTTTCTGGCTGCTTCAAGGCCTCTCTTACGGTCTGACCGACCCGGCGGATGCTGTCCTCGTTGGCATGGGCGTACATCCGCAGCGTGGTGCTGCTGTCAGAATGCCCCAGCCGTGCGGCGACACTTACCACGTCGGCACCGTTGGTGATGGCAAGGCTGGCGGACGTGTGGCGCAGCTTGTGCGGGTGGAAGTGCTCTATCCCATACCGTTTGCCAAATCGCTGGAAGTAACGAGTTGGAGTGTCTGGGTGCATAGGCTCCGGGCTGTCGTCCTGCGTAAACACCCAGCGCACCGTTACCGGCTGACTCTGCCGCAGCTCCTGCAAAAGCGCGGCCACGTCAGACGAGACGTCTACAACGCGGGTCTTGCCGTTTTTGGGCAGAGTCTCGTACACGCCCCGCTCGGAGGTGTACTGTAGATTCCTCTCGATGGTGATCGTGTTGGTATCAAAATCCACCGACTGCCATTGCAGCCCGCAGGCCTCGCCCCGGCGGCAGCCCGTATCGATAAGCAGCAGGATAAACGCCCGCCACTTGAGCGGCTCGCTATCCAGACAGCGCAGAATATACCGCGTCTCCTCCGCAGTAAAAGCCTTGTGCTCTGTAGGAAGGGCTGCATCCTTCGACTTCCGGGGGCGCGGAACCTTGTCCATTGGATTCCGGTCTATCGTATCATCCAGCAAGGCAGCCTTAAACAGGTTATGCAGTACAGCATACACCTTTGTCACGCTGGCGAAGGCAAGCTCCTCTGACAGACTGGAAAGTAACGCCTTTATCATGGCCGGGGTGATCTCCGGCAGAAGCACATGGCCCAGAGCCGGAAAGACATGCTGCTCCAACAGCTGGGTATAACTGGCCCGGGTCTTTTCCGCCAGCGTGGCGGCTTTCTCTGGCAGATAGACGGCTTCAGCATATTGCCGGAAGGTTTTGATTTTGGCCGCCTCTACGGCTTCCGCAGCAGCCTTTTGCGCAGTCTCTTCACGGGTCAGCACTTCCCCATCCGCCAACTGCTGCTCCAATTCAGCGGCGAATTTCTGTAGCTCCCGCTGAATGGTGCGCTTGCTCCATGTCGGCTCTGGGCGGAAGGTGCGCCAGACACGCCGCCCTCGCCCATTGCTGACCTGCACCTCATAGATGCGGTTTCCGTTTTTGTCAAGTTTCTCCTTGAAACTCGCCATAAAAATACACCTCCATATGGGTACACTTTGACAAGCCTGCCCGGAGGTGGTACAATACAGTTGTCTTAGGGCTGTATTGTTCCTCGTGAACAAGCTGTTCTTGGAAACGCTCTCGGTGCGCCAACACCGGGGGCGTTTTTTATTTTTGAGCCAGATCAAACAGATATGCGCTTGCTTCTCCAAGCTCAGACTTCTGGCCGTCTGTCATGTAAGGCAAATATGGTTCAAATTCCTGATAATATTTTTCTGCCCAGTTCTGTTTTGCCTTTGCTGTTTTCAGGCTCTCGATTTTTGCCTGATACTTTTCTTCCGTTCGATGAATGATTTCCTTTACAGCATCATCTCGGAAGCCAAGGCTGCGATACTTCTTCAAATCATCAGTAGTGCTTACCTGTGCACCGTACTTTTTGCACTTTTCAAGTTCCATCAAGCGTCCAACGCAAAAGTCATATCTTGTAAAAAAGGTAGCCGGTTCCGTGGTCGTCTGAAGGATTTTAGCGCTTTCCTGAGCCTGCTTCAGAAACTGTGGAGCCAAGACCTTTGCATTCGCGCGAGAATCAACAAGGCCAGTCTGCCCCATCCATTCAGGATTGGGATTATAGACCGATTCGAGTAGTCCTTCGCATTTATCACTATCTTGAGAACGAAATTCCTTTGCTCCCGCGATTCCTCCATATATAACGCAAAGAATTAGAAGAGAAACCCCATATGCTATAAATCCAAAAATGAGTGAAACCAGAAATCCGCCATCTTTGAAATCGGCAAGAAAAACCAGCACTCCAATCAGAACACAGACAACAGTCACTGGCTGTGGGATACTAGTGTACTTCGTTTCAAACTCAGGTTCATCCATATGTGATTTCCGGGATGCTTTTGGGATTGATTTTGCTGTAGACTTACTACTAAATGCCACACGCGAAACAGAATGTGCCAATCGATTCATGCTTCGGTCAAACGATTTCGCAGCACTCGCATATTTTTTTGAATATCCAACCTTGTTCTTTCTCGACATATCAAGTTCCTCTTTACCATTTATCGGAACACCTTCCGGCACTCCACAACCAGTCCTGCAATCCGCACCGGCACCTTCTTCAGATCATAAATCTGCGGCTGATGCACCGGATTAAAGCTTTTCGGGGTCAGGATCACGAGATTGCCTTCCCTGCGGAAGTATTTTACAGTCGCTTCGTTGCCGTTGACCATCACCACAGACAACTGGCCGTTTTCCACTTCCGGTTGTTCACGTACAAGGATCTGGTCGCCGTCATCCATGCCGGCAGCATTCATGCTGTCCCCGCGAATGTTCAACCAGAAATACTTTGCACCGTCTGTCTGCCGGATGGGAATGTAATCTTCAATGTTTTCCTCGGCATACATCGGCATCCCTGCACGGACAGTACCCAACAGCGGGGCAACGTTTTGGGCATTATAAGGCGTGGCTCCCGCTGGACGTTCTTTATCAGCGCTATCCCCTGTCATAATAAAACTCGGGGTGGTTTTTAGTGCCTTCGCATAAGCTGCAATGCGGTCACGCCGCATATTAGCAATTTCACCGCTTTCCCAGCGGGAGACTGTTGCTTCTGATACGTCTACCAGCTCTGCGATTTCCTTTTGCGTTAACCCAAGAGCTTTTCGTCGGTCAGCTAAGTAATTCCCCATGATCTGATGCTCCTTTCTGCCTTTATTATATCATTATATTGCGTTTTTGCAATGTGTTTTTGCAATTTCCCAAAGAAAACTTGCATTTTCGTATTGACTTACGTATACGCAAGAGTTATACTGTTCTTGCGCAAAGGAGGTGAGCAAATGTTCAACCGCGATTTATTCCGTGCCAAATGTATCGAGCATGGCATAAGAACTCAAGATGCAGCCCAGATTATGGGCATCAATCCGGCAACTCTGTCCCGTAAAATGGGTGGTCAGTCCGACTTCACCCGAAACGAGATTCAGTTGTTCCGGGCCGCACTGCATCTTACTCCGCAGGAGACCGATGCTATTTTTTTCGCGTAAACTTACGTTTACGTAATATCAGTGAAAGGAGGTGAACCACATGGACAATAACAAAGAGCCCGTGGTCAATATCACGGTCAACATCACAGGCGTTCAGGAAACCACTCAGCTTGTTGAACTCCTGTGTGAAAAAATAAAAGAAGCCAAGGCGCTGGCAGGCGACTTGACTTCTTTGCTGGAATCGCTTGAAGAGGGAGAAGGGCGCGGGGTGCTGAAAGATGTGTCAATTGCACAGCTCGTGGAAGAACTGGTCAGCCGGGACGGAGTGGAGGTTGAGAGCAAACTTTTTTGCCGGTCCGCAAAGTATGCCGTCACACTTCGGGCAGCCCTGACAGAAGAAGAATGTCCCTCCTGCCTGCAATAAAGCTATTGTAGCAGCGCTTCTACTGTGAGACTTGGCTCTTTACATAGTGGCAGCAAATCCCATTCAGAAAAAGCGCAGGTAATTTCTTTGCGGATTTTTCCTTTATTGCTATCGATTCGCATGAGGCATTTCTTTCCCTGCTCGATGCAGCGTACATCTCCGGTTGACGCAAGTAGCAGATGCACATACCCCAACCCCTCAAGCTTAACTGGGAAAGTATCAGAGAACCATCTTCTACGAATCACTTCAACGCTTCCCTTTTTATTGCTTTGGCTATGTAGTTCCATCCGGTATTCTCCAAACCGATTGATTTGAGCATCACAACTCATCTGTAATTGGCTCAGCGTTATCGGCTCTCGAGATTTATTGATGATATACAAATGGAGCACTTCCGTATATCCGCCGGTTTTAGCCTCTGGCCCAAAGCAAAAAACATTTTTTACTTCAATGACCACGCGTTTTCTGTTCTCAAGATGCCTTTCAAGCCAGTTCCATGCAGACAACACTGCTCCAAAAACCGCAATCGCTGGCGTGATCCAGTCCTGATTGCAGGTCACCCACTGAATAATTTTGTCCACTTACACTTCACCCCCTTTCCTTGCAACAGTATAGCACGGAAAGGGAGCCACCTACAAGGAGGTACAAAAACACATGAACGACTTACAGATCTTCTCCAACCCCGAGTTCGGGCGGGTGCGCAACGTCGAACTCAACGGCCAGCCGTGGCTGGTTGGCGCCGACGTTGCAACCGCACTCGGCTACAAGAATCCTCGCAAAGCGCTGGCCGACCACATCGACCCCGAGGACAAGGGTGTAACGAAACGTGACACCCCCGGCGGCGAGCAGGATATACTCATCATCAACGAGTCCGGCCTGTACAGCCTGATTCTGAGCAGCAAGATGCCGAAGGCCAAAGCCTTCAAGCACTGGGTCACAAGCGAGGTTCTGCCCGCCATCCGCAAAAATGGCGTATACGAGACCGTCAAGGCCCAGCAGCATATTGAGCAGCTGGAAGCCACCAACGAGCGTCTGACCGCAGCTATTCATGCTGTCAGCACCGCAAAGGAGCAGCTTGCGGAGGTCACTGACCTGCGCAATGACTTCATCAAGCACCGCGACGATTACAAAGCTCGCTTCATTCAGGCCAAGGCCAACTATGGCAAAATCTGTGACAGCCTCCGTCAGGCCGAAGGCCTTGTGGCCAAGGCACAAGCCGAGCTGGACAGCCGCATCGACCAGCTTCAGATCATCGCCTTTGGCCTGCCCGGCTTCGACCAGATCATGGCCGACATCTTCACCACCGAGAAAAAGGAGTGACCGCTATGAGGAAGCATACTCCTCCCGTCCCTTCTACCCCATTCATGAATGTCCGTGATGCTGCCCGGGCCACCGGGCTTTCGGAATACTACCTGCGCAAAGAGCTTGCTAAAGGCACCATTCCTCACCTCAAGAGTGGCCGGTGCATCATGATCAACGTCCCCGCCCTGCTGGTGCAGCTGGGTGTGCCGCAGAAATAAAAAGGAGGCATCCGCATGAGAATCAAATCTGGCGTCTGGTACTGGCTGGCGGTGGCCAGCGGTGCCGTCGGGATGCTGTACGCACTTGGCTTTGCAGGCAGCATCGAAGCCCTCGGTGTCGTCTCCGACACCGACTTCATCACCGCGATGGTGCTGCTGTTGCTGGCACTGTTCTTTGCCCGGCTGGGCGACCATGCCGCAGAGCGCGAGGTGCAGCGCCGCAGGTACATCGACCGCAGCCACGCCCGCACCGAAGCGCCGGAGTACCGGCAGAACCGGAGGGACGCATGAAAACGAAGCGCATGAAAAAGCTCCTGATGGGCATGGGCCTGTCCCGCAATCAGGTGAACCACATGGTCAAAGAGCAGCGGTTGAAAGGCTCTTCCAAAATCAGCAATGCAGCCTATTACTACGCTGTCAACCGCAGTCTTTCCAAGCCATGCTGGCGCGATTGGCTGCCGTATGTCAAGAGCCTTGTGCTGGAGTGAAGCACATGACGAGTAAACAAAAAGCCCGTCGGTGCTGGAACACCGGCGAGCCTGCAAAGGGATGATGGTTTTTCTAGCCCATCACCCCGAAGAATAACACACTTTGGAGGTTTTAGCAAGAGATGAAAGGTATTCTTATCGAGCCGGGCAAAGACCCGGTCATCACTACCCTGCCGGACACGCTGCAGGGCATGGAAGCGCTTTTGCAGTGTCCCTGCGAGCAGAAAGTTCTGCCCCGCACCCCGGCGGTGCTGGTGTACGCCATCTACGGCAAGGGCCTGAACCGTACTTATCGTGGCCAGCCTATCTATGGCACTATCCTCTGCTACGGCTGGCGGAATAACCGCTTCCAGCCCCTGAGCAAAGACCTGCAGGCCGAGATGCTGGACCGTCTGAAGGACACGGAGGTGAGAGTGTGACTACCTATATCTGCAAGTGTGGGCAGAGAGTGCAGAAATCCAGCAACGCCGACAATACCGGCAATCGTCTGGAAGGATATGGTCCGGGCCATGAATGCTATGGCTGTCCCTACGCCATGCCGTGGGGCGGCAACAAGTGGGACAAGGCTGCCAAGCGTTTCGTGCAGGATATTAAGGGCTACGAATGTCGGACGAGCAGAACGCTCTCATATGACTCCCACTTTATCGGCTCGACCGAAGACAAGTGCACCTGCTCTGTGGTCAGCCTGGATTTTGACTTCCTGGAACATATCAGTGCATGGGTCAAAGATACTTTCCCTCTGGGCGAACTCACTGGCGGCTTTTCTCAAGACGAGATTCGCCCCACTGATTACTCCCACAATGGCCGCTACTGCTGTACATTCGTCTGCGCTTCCAACAAAAAGGGCATTGCTGCCAAGGCAGCTTTGTTCGCCCGCTTTTTCTATCCGGATGGAAGCCGCAAGGACATGACCCCACAGCAGGAAATGGAAAAGATCCTGGCTGACATCAGAAAATGCACACAAGAGCCCCCGGCGGCGGAGGACGTGGCCGTGGCTGCGCTGCCCCCTGCAGAGGCTGCCGCACCGGGCTTTGACTTCGGTGCAGTCGCTCAGACCAACGCTCTGCTGTTGCAGGACGCTCAGACCTTTATCACCGGCAACATGGCCCGCATCATGGCGGCCAAGCACGCCCACGACCTGACAGCCAGCCACTACAAAGGCAGTTGGGGCAAGTGGTGCGCTGCCGTAGGCATCAGCCGGGACACCGGCGATCGAATGGTGAGTGTTGCCGCACAGTGCGGCAACATCGAAATCGAGGGCAAGCCCATTCTGGACGTTCAGCCCTTGAAGCTGCTTTACGCTGCCGCCAAGCCCTCCACCCCGCAGGAGGTCAAAGAGGCAGTTTTCTCCGGAGATATTACTACCTATAAAGAATATCAGGACGTCATGGCCCAGCTCAAAGCCGAGAAGGAGCGTGCCGACACTGCCGAGAACCAGCTGGATGCTGTCCGAGCGGATGTAGCAGGGCTGCACGAGCAGAACACCCAGCTGAAGGAAAATTTGGACGCCGCCGAAGCCCGGGAAGAGGAAGCATGGAAGATGCAGAGCAAGGCCGAAGCCCGTGCCAAAACCGCCGAGAGCCAGCTGGAAGGCTCCCGTCAGGTAGCCGAAGCGGCCAATCGTCGGGCCGACAAGTGGAGATCCGAGGCCGAAGCCGCCCGAAAGCAGCCCATCGTAGCTGTGGTGGACAAGGACGAAGTCGCCCGGCAGGCAAAAGAGATGGCCGACGGCATGACCGCCGACCTCAAGGCTCAGCTCGACCAGACGGCGGCTAATGCTGAGGCCGACGCCCGCGATGCCTACGACAGCATCCTTCTGGCCGGCCGCTCCATCACAAATCTCGCGCAGTCCATAAAGCCGCTGTTCGGCAAGCTTCCGGGTGAACAGCGGGAAAACGCGATCGATCAGTTCGTACACACATTAGGACAAATTCAAGGGGAGGTATCCAGATGTCTGTAAAGATCACGGCCCTCGAAGCCGAAAACGTCAAGCGCATCAAGGCCGTTGCGCTCACTCCTGCGCCCACCGGTCTCACCCTCGTGGGCGGCAACAACAATCAGGGCAAGACCAGCGTGCTCGACGCGCTGGCATGGGCGCTTGGCGGCGAAAAATTCCGCCCGAACGCCGCCCAGCGGGATGGTGCCGTCGCTCCCGCCCACCTCCGCGTCACTCTCTCCAACGGAGTCGTCGTAGAGCGCAAGGGCAAGAACAGCAGCCTCACCGTCACCGACCCCACCGGCCGCCGCAGCGGCCAGCAGCTGCTGAATGCTTTTGTCGAGCCGCTGGCCCTCGATCTGCCCCGCTTCATGGAGGCCAGCGACAAGGAAAAGGCTGACATCCTGCTGCGCATCATCGGCATCGGGAATGAATTGCATCTCCGGGATATGGAGATCAAAAGCATCTACGACAAGCGCACCTTCACCGGCCAGCTGGCCCAGCAGAAAAAGAGCTTCGCCGACGAGCTCATCTCCTACCCCGACGCTCCCGAACAGCCCCTCAGCGCCTCTGACCTTATCCGCCAGCAGCAGGATATTCTGGCCCGGAACGGGGAGAATCAGCGCAAGCGCAGCCAGCTTTCTCAGCTGGAAAACAAGAGCCGCACCCTTGCACAGCGCCGGGAGCGGCTGGAAGCAGAGCTTGCACATCTGACGGAAGAGCAGGCCGCGCTGACCGCTGACCTCTACGCCGCCCGGAAATCTACCGAAGACCTTCAGGACGAATCCACTGCCGAACTGGAAGCCTCTATCCAGAGCATCGAGGAGACGAACCGGAAAGTCCGGGCCAACCTCGAAAAAGCCCGCGCCGAGGACGAAGCCGCCAAGTACGCCAGCGACTACGACAAGCTTACGGATGCCATCGAGCAGAAGCGCAAAGAGCGTCTTGACCTGCTGAACGGTGCCGACCTGCCCCTGCCGGAGCTGAGTGTGGAGGACGGCGCTCTTACTTATAAAGGCAAGCGCTGGCGGGATATGTCCGGCAGCGACCAGCTCCGGGTGGCCGCGGCTATCGTCCGACGGCTCAACCCGGACTGCGGCTTCGTCCTTCTGGACAAGCTCGAGCAGATGGATATGACCACGCTGGAAGAGTTCGGCCACTGGCTCGAAGCTGAGGGCCTGCAGGCCATCGCCACCCGCGTCTCTACCGGCAGCGAGTGCCAGGTCATCATTGAGGACGGCATGGTCAAGGGTGCTGACCTGCCTGTCCTGTCCGCCGCACCCACGCAGACCAGAACATGGACGAAAGGAGCTTTCTGATGAGCAGCTATTCCATCACCACCGGCATTCTGAACACCCCGGTCAAGGTCGTGCTGTACGGCCCCGAGGGCATCGGCAAGAGCACATTTGCCTCTCACTTCCCGGATCCCGTTTTCATCGACACCGAGGGCGGCACCAAGCGGCTCAACGTCGCCCGTCTGCCTCAGCCCACCAGCTGGGCCATGCTGCTGGATGAGGTGAGGGCCGTCATCCGGGGCGAAGTTTCCTGCGGTACGCTGGTCATCGACACCGCCGACTGGGCCGAGCGTCTGGCCATCGACGCCATCTGCGCCAAAGCCAAGGTGGACGGCCTCGAGGGCTTCGGCTACGGCAAGGGTTACACCTACGTCAAGGAGGAGTTCGGCCGGCTTCTCGACGCCCTCGAGGAGGTGCTGAACAGCGGCCACCATGTGCTGATCCTCGCCCACGCCGCCATCACCAAGTTCGAGCAGCCGGACGCTGCGGGCAGTTATGACCGCTGGACCATGAAGACCACCAAGCAGACTGAACCCCTCCTGCGGGAGTGGTGCGATATGCTCCTCTTCGCCAACTACCAGACCATCGTGGAGAAGAGCGGCAGCAGCCCCAACGCCAAGAACAAGGCCACCGGCGGCAAACGGGTGCTCTACACCACCCACCACGCCTGCTGGGACGCCAAGAACCGCTTTGGCCTGCCCGATGAAGTCCCCTTCGACTACGCCAGCATCGCCCACTGCATCACCGGTCCGGCCTCTGCGCCGCCTGCCGCCCCGAAGCCCGCAGCACCCGCCGAAAAGGACATTCTTCCCCCTCCCAGCACTCCGGCCGCACCGGCACCGCAGCCCAAGCCTCAGCCGGAATCGCCCCGGGAGACTGTTCCCGAAGCCCTGCTGACGCCCGACCTCATGGCGCTGGGCGTCCCCGAAAAGCTGGCCGCGCTGATGAGTGCCAACAACGTCACCCCCGAAGAATTGCAGTTCGTTGTGGGCAAGCGGGGCTATTTCCCGGAAGATATGCCCATCCGGGACTACCCCGCCGACTTTGTGGAGGGCTGTCTCGTGGCCGCATGGCCGCAGGTGCTTCAGATGGTGCTGGACAACCGCGACCTGCCTTTCTGATTTCTTCCTCTTAGGCTTCCCTGACAGGGGAGCTGGCTGCCGCAGGCAGACTGAGAGGTTCACACATTATTATAAAGGAGAATACTTATGGCTGACATGAATACCACTACCGACCGCGCTCTTGGCTGGGACGACGAATTTACCAACGTCTCGCAGGACTTCGTGCTCCTGCCCGAGGGCGAATACTACTTTGAAGTCACGGGGATGGAGCGTGCCCGTTTTGAGGGCAGCGCGAAGCTGCCGCCCTGCTCGATGGCAAAGCTGACCCTGAAGATCTTCGGCGGTGCTCTGAGCGACACCACCGTCACCCACCGCCTCTACCTTCACACCAAGACCCAGGGCCTGCTGGGAGCATTCTTCGAGAGCATCGGCCAGTGCAAGAAAGGCGATACCTTCCGTCCCCGCTGGAACGAGGTCGTCGGCTCCAAGGGCCGCTGCAAGCTGGGCGTCCACGATTACGTCAAAAAGAGCGGCGACCCCGGCCAGAGCAACGAAGTCATCCGCTTCCTGCCGCCGCCTGAAGAGAAAGCCGCGCCCTCTCAGGGCTGGACGCAGGGGGCATTCTGATGGGAGAAAAACAGTCTCTGCGCCCCTATCAGGAAGCCGCCCGGAAGAGCATCCACACCGAGTGGGAAAATGGCCGTCTCCGCACCCTGCTGGTGCTGCCCACCGGCACCGGCAAGACCATCGTGTTCGCCTCCGTCGCTGCCGATCAGGTGCGGGCGGGCGACCGGGTGCTCATCCTTGCCCACCGGGGCGAGCTGCTGGAACAGGCGGCAGACAAGCTTCAGCGCTCCACCGGCCTCGTCAGCGCGGTGGAAAAAGCTGAGTCCACCTGCCTCGACAGCTGGTATCGGGTGGTGGTCGGCTCTGTCCAGACCCTGCAGCGGCCGGCACGACTCGAGCGCTTCCCCCGGGACTACTTCGGGACTATCATCATCGACGAGGCCCACCATTCCATCACCGACGGCTACCGCCGCATCCTCGACTACTTCGGCAGTGCGAAGGTCCTGGGCGTGACCGCTACCCCCGACCGGGGCGATATGCGAAACCTCGGCGAGGTGTTCGACAGCCTGGCCTATGAGTACAAGCTGACCGATGCCATCAAAGACGGCTACCTCTGCCGCATCATGGCCCAGACCGTCCCCCTCAAGCTGGACATCTCCGCCGTGGGCATGAGCAGCGGCGATTATTCCGTAGGCGAGCTTGGCACTGCCCTTGACCCTTACCTGAGCCAAATTGCTGACGAAATGGCAGCACGCTGTGCCGGGCGCAAAACGGTGGTGTTCCTGCCCCTCATCAAGACGAGCCAGAAATTCCGCGATCTGCTGAACGCGAAGGGCTTCCGCGCCGCCGAGGTCAACGGCCAGAGCGCCGACCGCAGACAGGTGCTTTCGGATTTCGAATCCGACAAGTACAACGTGCTCTGCAACTCCATGCTCCTCACCGAGGGCTGGGACTGCCCTTCCGTGGACTGCGTGGTGGTGCTGCGGCCCACCAAGGTGCGCAGCCTCTACAGCCAGATGGTGGGACGCGGCACCCGCCTCTCCCCGGGCAAGAGCGATCTGCTTTTGCTGGATTTTCTCTGGATGACCGACAAGCACGAGCTGTGCCGCCCCGCCGACCTTGTCTGTGAGGACCGTGCCGTGGCCCGGCAGATGACCGACAATCTGGCCGAGAGCGGCGGGCCGCAGGATATTGAGGACGCCGCCGCACAGGCCAGCGAGGATGTGGTGGCCCAGCGCGAAGAGGCGCTTGCCAAGCAGCTGGAAGAACAGCGCCGCAAAAAGGCGAAGCTGGTTGACCCGCTGCAATACGAGATGAGCATTCAGGCCGAAGACCTTTCCGGCTATGTGCCGGCCTTTGGCTGGGAGGCTGGCCCGCCCAGTGCAAAGCAGACTGCCGCACTGGAAAAACTGGGCATCCTGCCGGACGCCGTGGAGTCTGCAGGCAAAGCGGCTCTCCTGCTCGACCGTCTCAGCAAGCGCCGGGACGAGGGCCTGACCACCCCAAAGCAGATACGCTGCCTGGAGAAATACGGCTTCCAGCACGTCGGCACGTGGAGCTTCGAGTCCGCACGGCAGATGATAGACCGCATTGCCGCCGGCGGCTGGCGGGGCGCGCCGAAGGGCGTTGACCCCAAGAACTATATCCCGTCTGCTGAGCCGGTCATCGCAGATGATATGTTACTATGGTAATGCGAATGGAACATGAAAATGACATCAAAGAAGCGCTGGACTTCGTCTCCCCGTCCGCCCTGACCTATGAAGAATGGCTCATGGTGGGCATGGGCCTGAAAGAAGCCGGTCTGCCCGTCGCCGTGTGGGAGCAGTGGAGCGCCCGGGACGGCGGGCGGTATCACAAGGGCGAGTGCATCAAAAAATGGGAGAGTTTCCACGGCAGCGCGAAGCCCGTCACCCAGAGCAGCATCTTCCAGCTGGCCTATGAGCACGGCTGGTCCGGCCCTGCAGGCCATGCGCTGGACTGGGGCGATGAGCTGACCGTCGGTCCGCAGCAGCCCGCACTGGTAGACCCCCGCTGGGTCGAGGAGCAGGAGCTTCACCTTCCCGACACATGGGAGCCTGCCCAGCAGCTCAAACGCTACCTGCAGGCCCTCTTCGAGCCGGACGAGTATGTGGCCTACGTCACCGAGAGCTTCATGGCCGCCGACCGCCGACGCCCGGCGAAAGGCTGCTGGGACAGAACTGCCGGGCAGCTCATCGAAGAGCTGGACGCCTGCGGCGGCGACGTCGGCAAGGTCATGGGCGACTGCGACCCGGAAATCGGTGCATGGATCTGCTTCAACCCGGTGGACGGCACAGGCCGGAAGGATGCCAATGTCACCAGCTACCGCTACGCCCTCGTGGAGTGCGACAACATGGAGCCCGGCAAGCAGCTGGCCGCTATCCACCAGATGGAGCTGCCCTGCGCCGCGCTGGTCTACTCCGGCGGCAAGAGCATCCACGCCATCGTCCGGGTCAATGCGCCGGATTATGCTGAGTACCGCAAGCGGGTCGATTACCTCTACGCCACCTGCCAGAAGAACGGTCTGACCCTCGACCAGCAGAACCGCAACCCTTCCCGCCTCTCCCGGATGCCCGGAATCCTGCGGGCGGGGCAGAAGCAGGCCCTGCTTGAAACGAATGTCGGCAAAAGCTGCTGGGAGGACTGGTGCGACTGGGTAGAGGCCTGCACCGACGATCTGCCCGACACCGAATGTCTGGCCGACGACTGGGACGACCTGCCCCCGCTGGCCGATGCCCTCATCTCCGGTGTACTGCGCCAGGGCCACAAGATGCTGCTGGCAGGCCCCTCCAAGGCGGGCAAGA